TGAGATATTGCGACAGGTTGAGTGTCGTTCAGGGCGCTTGTCTTGTCCGGGGAGAACCTATAGGGGAGAGGACGATAGAAAAAATTGTCTCCAAGGTTAAAATATAAGGAGCTGCCTATGGGTAAAATCTAATCCACTTTACCGAGACCCTTTACCTTCAAAGCCCTGCATTTGCGGGGCTTTGTCCTTACCCGGCAATTTACCCGAAAACGAATTCGGGTGAATTTGCTTTGGTTCTCAAATAACTTGCCGTGGTTACACAATGAGTAAGAAGTGGCGAAGTCGAAATATGATGAACATACTTTTCCGTTACTGGCTGAAGGGTGGGCTCGAGACGGTCTTACCGATGAGCAGATTGCTCATAACCTCGGTATTTCCAAAGATACTTTCTACCGATACCAGAAAAAGTATCCTGACTTTTCTGACGCCATAAAAAGGGGGAAAGGGCCGGTTGACTTTGAAGTTGAGAATGCCCTTTTGAAACGTGCCCTTGGCCATAACTACGAAGAAGTGCATCAGGAGATAAAAAAATATAAGAACGGCTCCAAAGCAACGGTCACAAAGAAGACAGTCCACTATCTCCCTCCGGATGTAGCGGCCTGTATCTTCTGGCTTAAGAACCGACGCTCCAAGCAGTGGAGAGAGAGGATAGAGGACTACGGGTCCGGTGAGAACATGAACGAAAAATTGCAAGAGTTCAATGAACTGATCAGGGAGGGCGATACGAAGTGAGCGCTTCAATTGAAAGCCTAGCGCCGGTTCGCCTGCGCAACCTGACACCGGCAAATCTCCGGCTATACAATGATCTGCACCGGTTCATTGTCATTGCTGCCGGTCGCCGGTCCCGGAAAACTCTCATCGGGATGAGAAAGATGCTCACTGATCCCGGACGCGGAGCCTTTGATTTGCCCGCCCATGCTTATTTCTTTACTGCTCCCACCCGGCCGCAGGCAAAGATGATCTATTGGGAGAGCCTGAAGAGGGACACAAAACTCTTCTGGGCCAAGAAACCGTCTGAAACCGAACTGGCCATTTCACTCGTCAACGGATCCATTATCAAGATAAGCGGCCTCGACGACCCCCAGCGCATCGAGGGGCAAACAACCCCGCCGGTCAAAGGAGTTATGATCTCGGAGACCGGTAACACAAAGCCTGATATATGGGACTACCATATCAGACCGATCCTTGCTGATAATAATGGGTTCTCAATCATAGAAGGCACCCCTGAAGGGAGAAACCATTATTTCAGGATGTGCCAATATGCAGCAGGCGGCATCATACCGGCTACTGTGCCCATGGAGGGCGGGTATTCCGAGAACCCGGAAGATGAAGACTGGTCTTTCCATACATGGTTTTCATCCGATGTTCTCCCGGCAAAAGAGATCGAATCGGCCCGTAGGCAAATGGATGAACGATCATTTGCACAGGAATACGAGGGCGATTTCGTCAGTTATGACGGCAATCTCTACTATAATTTCAATCAGGACGAAAATGTCCGGGAACTCAAGTCCGACCTGTGGTCCCCGCTTTATCTCACCTGCGATTTTAACAAATCACCCATGGTATGGGAAGTGGCCCAGTTTGACGGAGACACGATCAAATTTATTGCAGAGATCTCCATGCCGATCAACGCAAAGACACCGGCGACCGCAAAGCAGTTTATTGACAGGTTCTCACATTGGAATAAAAAGCTTGTCTATTTGACCGGGGATCCGGCAAACGACTATGAAACGCACCGGGACCACAGCACGGATTACACGCTGATCAAAAAAGCACTTGAAGCCGCCGGGTGGAAAGTGATCAAGAAGATATTGTCCTACCATCCGTCGATCAACGGCCGGGTGAATATCACCTGCTCGCTTTTGGAACACAAGAAAATGTTCATTGACAAGTCCTGCAAGTATTACATCCGGGATCTTGGCGAATGCGAAGGGGACGGCAAAGGCGGAAAAGATAAATCCGACCCGGAACTAACCCATGCTAGTGACGCGGGCGATTACTTGATCTGGTGGAAATACGCAAAACAATTTTATGTATAAGGATGACGCAATGGAAATTATCACGAAGAAACTAAATGAACTGATCCCGTATCACGGAAACCCGCGCAACCATTCCGAAAAGTCAGTTGATGCCGTAGCCAGCTCAATTCGGGAGTTCGGGTTTAAAGTCCCGATTGTTATTGACGCGCATAACGTCATAATTGCCGGACACGGGCGCTACAGAGCCGCACAGAAGCTCGATCTGGATGAAGTGCCCGTATTGATTGCCGACGACCTTTCAGACGCACAGGTTAAAGCTTTCAGGCTTGCTGACAATAAAGTGGCAGAGCAATCCACATGGGACGATGAACTGCTTCAAATTGAACTGGAGTTGTTAAACGAACTTGAAATCGATATGGAGGTCTTTGGATTTGAAAACATCGAGTTTCAGGAAGAGGAAGGACTGACTGATCCTGACGATATCCCGGAAGAACCGCCTGCTATTTGTCAGCCGGGTGATACGTGGCAATTGGGCCGACACCTCCTGGTCTGCGGGGATGCTGCGGACCCGGCCACAATGGACACACTATTTGAAGACAAAGTGACAGCGTCGCTTTTGCTCACAGATCCGCCTTATAACGTCGATTATACCGGCGGAACAGAGAAAGCGCTAAAAATACAAAATGATAAAATGGGAGCGACCGAGTATCACAAGTTCCTAACCGACACGATCGGGAATGCCGTGACATATCTCAACAAAGGGGCTTCGTTTTACCTGTTCCATGCCGACACAGAAGGGCTGACGTGCCGCCGGGCAGTTACTGAAGTGGGGTTGTCGTTACGACAGTGCCTGATTTGGTATAAAACAAACGGCTTTGTCTTGGGCCGCCAAGACTACCAGTGGCAGCATGAACCTTGCCTCTACGGATGGAAATCAGGCGAAGCGCACAACTGGTACGGAGACCGGAGTCAGTCAACGATACTTGAATTTGATAAACCCGATAAAAGCCTTGATCACCCGACAATGAAACCGGTTGAACTGCTCACCTACATGATCAAGAACAGCAGTAAACGTGATGATATTGTTTGCGATCCTTTCCTTGGCAGCGGATCAACGCTTATTTCCTGCGAACGGACCGGCCGGGTTTGTTACGGCGCAGAAATTGATCCTCGTTATTGTGATGTGGTTATTCATCGATGGGAGGATTACACCGGTAAAAAAGCAGAAAGGATTGCGCAGAAATGAACATAAACGATCAACATGCTCTGAATATCGGTATTGTAGGAGGAGAAACAGCCACAGTTCAGCGGGCTAAAGCTAACTTGAGGAGTAATTTCCTTGAGGAAGACAATAACATTATTGTCAAACAGCTTGCTTTAGATCTTAGGCGGCATCTTTCCGAAGAGGATATAAAAGCTTGCATCCCGATCACGCTTGACAACTTTGTCAGCGCTTTCATGGAAAAGATCTGCAACGTCTACGATACACCGCCGGTTTTCAAGTTCTCAAAGGAAGTATCAGATGAACAAAAGGACCGCTTTACCCGGCTGATGACAGAGGTAAAGATCAATCAGGTCTTGCAGGGCAACAATATCAAGATGCGTCTGCATAACTGTATCCTAGACTACGTCCGGTACAACGAGGATTTGGATCGTGTTTTTATTGAAAATGATTATACGGTCGGGACATGCCGGGTATTTCCCTATCCCTCCTTCCGGTACGAGACGCGGGCTGTCGCATACGAAACGTATACTGCCAAAGATGAAAAAATGTGGGTCATTTGGGACCGGATTAAAAAAGAGCATTATCTCAGCAAAGAAGAACCCAAGATCGACCCGGACACCGGCCAGCTTCAAGCGGACCGGATTAAAATTGGCGACAATACAGACGTCAAGTCACCCGGCTACTGGCCGTGGGTGATTTACCGTTACCGGGAACACAACGGCGAGTTCTGGGGAAACGGCATGGATTGGATCGTATCACTTTGCCGGATCTTAAATTTATTGCTTACCATTACGACCGATGACGCTATTCAGCAGAATATCCGTTTATTGATCATGAACTTCACCCCGGAAGGCACTCAAACCGAAGATGAGCATCCCGATGCGACCGGCAGTAAGAACCGACGGTTTAAGGTCGGTATCAAATATCCGATTTTCCCGAAAGAAAGCGAAACTATGGGAAAGGGGATCGATAAAGCCGACGCAAAGATAGTCCAGGCCGACCTGTATCTGGACAATATTGTGACGTTCATTCAAAAGCTTTCTGATATGGCCGGGTCGATGCAGGGGGTTGATTCCGTTTTAAAGCGTGAAATTGAAAGCTCGCTTTCCGGTATTGCATTGGCCATAAAGAACCAGCCCATTCTTAACCAGTGGTCCAAGGATATTCAGATCCTGCGGACATACGACCGGGAACTGATCAAAACGATCATTGAAGTGAATAACTTCCACAAAGGGGTCCAGAATAAAGGCGATATAGCGCAGAAAACCGACAAAGAGATCGATATAAATATCTTAAAAGAACTTACTATCGAATATCAGCGTCCCCGGGTGATCACCGATGAAAAGGCCGAATACGAACTGGAGAAATTAAAATGGGAAGACGGCGTATCCTCTCCGATCCTTTACGTCATGCAACGCAATCCGGAAATGACGAAAGAGGAAGCGCAGAAGTTTGTTGAAGAAAACCTCGACGATTGGAATAAGATAAACGGCCGCGGTGTGACCGTTCCTGAACCTGATAATGAGCAAGAATAATGGAAATACGAGAACTTATCGACAAACAACTCAAAGACACAC